CAGCAACCGGATTCGCGGCTACGAGCTGGTCGATCTCGACATAGTTCTTGATCGCGTCCTTGAGGGGAACGCCAGCGTTCTTGGCCATGTCTTCGAAGTCACGAATGCCCTTACGGAACTCGCGGTCTTCCTGGTATTCCTGCTTGCCCTTCTCAAAGTTGTCGAGAGCACGGTAGAACTCACCGCGAACCTCTTCCGGCGCCTCTGCCCACTTCTCCTTGGCGCGGGGAAGGAAGTTGTCGGGCGCACGGTTGATATCGCGCTCGCCAGCAGGGGGCTTGGGAGGATCTACAGGGCGGGCGTCGGGGTCGGCATTCGCGTTCTCAGCATGGGGAGCTTGGGGGTTCTCGGTCTGCTTGGGTGCAAACTTCCCATCAGGAGCGCGGTCCTTTGGCGCCTTGTCCTCAACCTTGGGCTCATCCTTGACGGGGTTCTGAGTTTCCTTGTCGGCCTTCTTGACTTCATCGCGCGGGTTCTCAGGGAGCTTGCCAGAGGTCTTTTCGATCTCCTGCAAGGACTTCTCGATAGCCTCACGGGCAGTTGGGGGCTTCGGCGCCTCTTTGACTTCCTTAGGCTCAGGCGTAAAGCTCACGCTCTGCGGATTAACGGCGTCTTCGATCTGGAGCGAGGTGGCGATGTTTTCTTCGGTCATGGTACGTCCTGAAATTCGCCACGGTTAATGGCGGCTTCGGCTTTCTCTACAGCAGCCAAGAAATCTTCCTTCTTCGGCGCCAGAGGGGCTTTTGGGGTTGGCGAGATGTATTCCCGATCATCCCCCACTTCGATAAAATCAACGCCACGGGGATTATTCGCAGCTCGGTAGCTTTCGCGCATTTTGGCTTTGGATGTGTACAGCTTGCCATCGGCCATGGAACGCAAGGGCTCTTGATCGTCCCCGGTATCGATACGAGGCAGGACCGGAGGCGCATTTCTGGACCACGGCTGGATTGATCCTGTGTCTTTATCCATCAAGCCTTGCGGGGTGTATGCGTATCTTGGCATCAATTAAGCCTGAAAATGCGAACGGGGATGGAGTAGCTGGATGCGATCCCGAGGGCAGGGACGATCAGACCTACAGTGATCTGCCCTGCCGTTGAGCAATACGCATCTTGAATGGAATAGCCTGCCGGAGGCGCAGACACAGGGATAGCGACATACGATCCCGCCGTCACGGTTCCTGTCAGTGCTGTCGTGACGCGCCGCACCCCAAGCGCTAGTGTCACCAAGGAAGACTCTGCCAGAGTAACAGTGCCAACTAGGACCGTCGCGTTTGTGCCTGCGGCGCCAGTAGCACCAGCAGTACCAGTAGCGCCCGTAGGGCCTGTTGGACCCACTGGCCCCTGAGCGCCAGTGTTGCCAGTATCTCCCTTAGGTCCGGTCGGTCCAGTACTCCCGGTAGCGCCTGTAGCGCCTGTAGCGCCCGAACTTCCTGTGTCGCCTTTGAGCCCTTGCGGTCCCTGCGCACCTGTGGCGCCGGTTTGTCCCTTTATGCCATATCCGAGAGAGCGGACAGTCATAGCCCGTACCCATAGTTGACTTCCAGTGACACGACCAAATCGGGGGACACAGGGAAATTGGGGCGAGGAACCGCAAGGGCCATCATGTGCGTCGGTTGCTGTGTGGCATACACGCCAACGTGGCCGGGAGGCAAAAGCCAACCTTGCCCATCCGTCAGCGTGCCATTCGCATCCTTAAATCCCTTGAGGCGTACATAGCAATAGGACGAGTTCACCACTTGAAAGCTCGATGCATTCTTTGGAATGAACCCATTGGGAACAGCCGTAACCAAGGCCGTACCTATTCCCACCTGAACCATTATTGGATCTGTCTGGCGACGATAGGGAGGGCTCATTTGGTAAACTCCGTCACTACGGCAACGCCATCATTGTTGTCTGTCGCCCACATGCCTGTAACAGTCCCCGTGTAGGGGAAGAACATTTCCTGGGTCTCGTTCTGGGGCAGGCGATAGGTGAACATCACTTCAGATGCAGTCCCGCTTGCCATCCGAACATAGAGAACGGCGCTAGAGGTATTGGTGATGACAATGCCAGTCCGATTCACGTTCGCAGCCGCAAGGGTTACGCTGGAAGACGTATCGTCTATCGTCTTGACCGTGCTCCCCGATGAAGGGGCTTGAGTGGTTGGAAAGCCGACAATGCCGTTAGCGCTCGCGGAGCCAACATTAACGTCCTGCCCTGGAAAGTCTGAGTTTGGAATGGCAAGTGTGAACCGCTGTGCCATATCGGCCTCCTTAGGTGCGATCAGGCGTAGATCAGAACATCGGCAGGATTTGCCGTGATGGATGCGATCAGAGCATTGTTTGCTACAGGGTCGCTTGTAGCAATCGGGGCGCCAGTGAAATCCGCACCAATCACAGAGCCTGATGGAATGCTTGGCCACAGCCAGAAGGGCTTTCCCGCACCGGGCTTGATGGTAACAAGCAGGCCCTGATTGGCAGTGTTGGCGGTCGTAATGACCTTGACGACATCTTCACCGTTGATGGTCACTTCACACACGAGTTTCATGGATTTAGCCTCTGTCATTTGAGCCTCTGAACAAGAACCTGAATGCGGGAGGCGGAAGGCTTGACCACCTCAATATAGTCTTCGTACTTGGTCACGCCGTCCGCTGGGGTGACGATGTAGTCAAGGTCGGACTGGGTCTCAGTAAAGAACAGCCAACTCGTTTGATCATCGATCATGAACGCCATTTCGAGCCCGACCGCCCTATCCATTCCTACAAGCTCTCCGTCCTCAACAGAGAGATCGGCAGATGCTACGGTCGAAAGGCTCAACGGAACCGGCATAGGAGGCAAGACCGGACGATCTGCATCAAAGACAGCCTCTTCCACCTCAATCGTCATGCCATCATTGCGGATTACTGTGTAGGTCATACTGTCACCACGCCGTAGAGCTGAGCAAAGCCACTCGTTATGTTGCCCGAGGAGAAGAGGAAACGTGCCGCATTCACGTCTTGAGCGGTCAGCCGCACCCCGTTTCCTCTGACGGTATGAAGCGAATCGGCAGTACTGAGATATCCCGTATCAACGCTAATGGTACAATAAGCAGATGCGGTTGGATTATATAGACGAACCTCGCCTGAAACCCCTGTTTGGTTAGCACCGTTCCCTATTGCTCCACCCGGAATGGTTAGCGGAATAAATGACTGAGCTGAGTTGGCTTGATTGGCAGGTGCGCCGCCACTCTCGTTTGCATACATAAGAACCTGCTTGTAGTCCGATCCACCAGCGTCATACGTCGATCCCCCGTTGGTGCTTGTGCGCAAATAGAGGGTAACTGAATTGGTGGCGGGAAGGAGTTGCCAGAATTTCAGCACATACTCTCGGTAGGAACCGCTAAATACGAAATCGAGAGCAGCGCTTGCGGATGCAGTAACCAAGCTCCCAAGCGGGATAAGTCCGCTAGAGGATGTTGCGGGCGCGGTAGATACAAAGGTTGTGCCGTTGGAAGTGAGAATGTTACCGCTCGCTCCTGGAGCAATGAACGTAACATTTCCCGTCCCTGCCCCAACTAGCAGATTGTTGGCCGTGAGCGTGGCAAGCCCTGTACCGCCGCGCGCAACCGTCAGCGTGCCAGTTGTGCCAGCGATGATGGGAAGCCCTGTCGCGTTCGTCAGCGTCCCTGAAGCCGGGGTTCCCAGCGCAGGCGTTACGAGCGTCGGGCTCGTCGCAAAGACAAGTGCGCCGGTTCCCGTCTCGTTGGTCACAGCCGCCGCGAGATTGGCGCTGGTTGGCGTGGCGAGGAATGTTGCTACACCCGTTCCTAAGCCGCTGACGCCTGTAGAGATAGGCAGACCTGTTGCATTTGTAAGCGTGGCGCTTGAGGGTGTGCCCAGCGCCGGGGTAACTAGGGTAGGGCTGGTAGCAAACACCAAAGACCCGCTGCCCGTCTCGTTTGTTACGAGGGTTGCGAGATTGGCGCTTGTTGGCGTGGCCACAAAGGCGTCAAACCCGGTGGCTCGGGTTACGCCCGCCCAGCTCGTCAGGTCGGCATCAAGAGGCTGTGCGCCCAGGTTCGTGAGCGCTGTCGCAGCATCAGAAGCGCCTGTGCCGCCATTGGCAATAGACAGGTCCGTGCCTGACCAGTTGCCATCATTGATGCTGTTGAGCGCGGCCAATGTGCCAAGTGTAGGTTTGCCCGTTAGGTCGTTATAGACACCAGTGGTCGCTACGGTTGCGAGATAGCCGCTCTGGATAGAGACGATTGGATTGGCTGGGTCAGTCGAATTAACATCGATGCCCGTCCCTTCCACGACGCTAACGACAGATCCACCACCTCCACCACCAGACGCACTGATGATCGGATTGGCCGGGTCGGTGTTATCAATCGTGACATTCGTTCCCGCCACAACCGACTGAACCGAGCCGTCCGCAAGAAGCAAACTGGCCTGCGTAGCTGAATCGAGCGAGACAATGGGATTGGCTTCGTCGGTGGAGTCAACGTCAATCCCGTCGCCAGCAACAACGGTTACAACCGTGCCTGTGCCCGTACCGCCCGTAAAGCTGATGATGGGGTTGAGTGGGTCAGCATTGTTGACCGAGATGCTTGCTCCAGCCACGACAGACTGAACCGCTGTATCTGCCCTCTGGCCCTGCGCATAGGTGGCAAAGTCGCCTACATCCTCATACGCCATTGTACCAACATCGGCAGGCTGAAGAGCGGAATCGGCAAGTGCACCAGAGGCAGCAAGGGCAAAGTAGCTTACGTCCTGAGCTGATGCCGTGCCGAGGACAGGCTTGCCCAGAAGATCATTATACTGACCCGTGATCGCGACCTGAGAGACATCGCCAGTCGTCAGCAGGTTGGCTGTGGAATAAAGCTCAAGGTTCTGCGTGACGAGCGTTGCATCCTCAAGCGGCGTAGCGCTCAGGGAGGCTAGGTAGTTAGCGAGAGTGCGTGTGTTGACAGGAACAGCCATCAGGTTTCCGGTACGATTAGATAGTTGCCGTTGTCATCAGTCAGGTAGTTCCCCTCGCCATCGATGAGGAACACGAACCCAGGAGGGCTTTGGAGGGGGAAGGGCGTGATGTTGCCGGGGTAGGCTACATTTACCTTGTAAAGCCCGCTGCGCAGTCCGCCTCTCATTCACCCGTCTCCCGCTCTGCCTGCTGTTCGGTAAGCGATTGCTGGCGGTCCGACCGATCCTCGCCACGAAGACGCTGTTGCTGTTCGAAAGATTGACCCTCAACCTGCGTGGCTGTCTGCACGTCCTGACGCTGCTGATCCTGAGCGCGGAACTCAACGTCTGTGATGGTCTTAAACTCGTTAAGGTCAACCGTCTTGGCATCCACACCCATCTTGGCGAAGATAGCGGCGATCTGAGCGTTGACGTGCTCGATATCGGCCTCGGTCTTACGAACCTTTGCCTCTGCCTCTGCCAGCTTGAGTTGAGCCGTCTGCATCTCCAGACCAAACTTGCGCTCTGAATCCTGAGCCTTCTGCTGTAGCTCCATCATCTTGCGCTGGTTTTCGGCTTGGTCCTTGGCTGCCTTCGCTTCGACATTAGCCATTGCAGCCTGAGCCTTGGACTGTTCAGCCTGAGCGAGAATCTTTTGTGCCTCAACAAGCCCTTCCTGCTCTTCATTGCCCTGCGGAGGCGGCATGTTAGCCACGCTCTCCACCCATTCATCCACAAGGCCATCCAACTCACGGCCGAGACGGAAGGGCGCCAGTGTCGCCTTAATAAGCCCACCACCCAGCGCAATTCCCTCCTTGCCCGTAGCGCCAAGCGCCTGAAGGACTGGAGCGGCATTCGAGATGGCACCGAGCATTTCAGCACGGCTCTGCTTCTCTGCCTGCTCATCTGGGTAGATCGTGGAATCGGTCTGGATATCGAAGTCGGCAAACCCGGTCTTCTGCTCGGAAAGAAGCTTCTTCACATCCTCATAGGTCACAGCCTTCTCGAACTGATCGATGATGGGCTGATACTGAGCAATAACCTGTTGCGATGCCTGCTGGAATTGCTGCTGAGCGGCCTGTGGGTTCTGTGCCGCTTCCGGGTTCCCCTCGATACCAGCAGCGATCTCCTCTAGCTGCTTCTTTACAGCCGTCTTGATCTCATTGAGCTTCTTGGTGTTCTCTGATTTCTTGGGAAGCTCCATACGCGCCATCTCTAGCAGCGTGTCGAAGTCAAATTCCTCCGCCTGGATTTCGCTCATGATCTGGACGGTATCGCGAGCAATGCGAACCAGTTCCGACACCTTGTCACGGATGCGAACAGAGCCATACTGCGCCTTGAGCTTCTGAGCGCCAAGCGTTTCCTGAGCCTCTGTCTCGCCGCGCATAATGTCGGCAATGCCAAGGATTTCTTGCACGTTGCCAATAAGCTCTCGACGGGCCTGCACAGCCGCTAGGATGGCGTTGGCGTACATGTCGATAGGCAGCCACTCAACAAACTTGGAGCCGCTGTTGAATGCCGCTGCTGGCACAGGAACGAACATGCGGGAGGCGTCTTGATCGGCAAGCGCCATCTGAATCGCATCACCAACATCCGAACCAGCCGGGATGATGCCGCGCACAACAAGGTTCTGACAAAGGTCGTGAATGCGGGTCGTCAGCTCGTTAATGGTCGAGAGCTGGTCCTCGATATAGATAATATCAGGGACGGGAACGAGCGAACGGCGCTCCATGGTGCCATAAGCAGGGCGGGGGCATGGGAAGAAGTTCTTGAGCTTCAGATGAGGCTCTGAGGTGTCAAGGATATCTTCACAGCCCTCGGAGACCCAATAGACTTTACGATCTATCTTTGACCAGACTTCCCAAAAACCAGCCTTGGGCGTGGCATCAACCTCATCGCCTCGGTCATCCTTGTGCTGGCCATAAGAGGCATTCTCGGCCTTCTGGCCAAAGCGCTTGCGGGCCTCTTTGGCGGTCAACCATGCGCGACGAGCCACCCAGCCAACATCAGCCCATTTGCGTGCAGGCTCATGGAGAAAGTCTTTGCGGTCCAGATGCTCAATGCAGACACGCTCACCGTAGGGCTTGGCATCCTCTCCAGACTCGTATGTGAGCCAGATAACACCACGGGCCACAATCGCCAGATCGTCACGGACCTGAAGCATGACTGCATCGATGTCGGAAATGGAGAAGCCACGAATGGCGCAGCGCTCTAGCAGTTCAGAGGCTGTGCGAACTTCAGGCTTGCGGTCCTTGAAGACGGGCGTAACGACAGGAATAGGTGGGCGGGAATAGATGGAGGGCTTAACCACTTCCATCGAAGCCCAGAACAGGTTGAACTCACTGTCGTAGATGGATTCGGAAATGGCGTATTCGGCCCATGAGCCTAGATTGGCGTAGAGCGTATCAATCCGATCCGCCTTGCGTTGCCACTTGTCGAACTTGCGCTCTGCGTTCTTGATCGCATTGAGCAGCCGCATGGGCGAACGGGTGTTGGGATCGTCCGCTACATCACCAGCGCCATCAACGTAGCTTGGTTCGCCCTGGTAATTCGACATCAGGCATTGACCATCGCCGTAATGGCCTTAGCCGTGATCGTGTCCATGCCGAGGCGCGTAGCCTGCACAGCATTCATAGGGCCTGTAGTGATGGAGGTTGCCACGTAGTTCGCTAGCTTGGGATGGTAGCCAAGTTCCTGAAGGCGGCGACTGTTGCCCGTGTTGGCTGTGATCTGCGCCTGTAGCTCTAGCGCGAGAGGAGTTGCAACGCCAAGGCTCTGGAGCTTCTGCGCGTTATTGAATACGGCTGGCATGATTGGCTATCCCGGCTGAACAGTGCTTTAGGTTTAGCACATCAACAATGGACGATCAATCTCGGTTGCGGACAAAGAGAAGCCCCACACCGAAGGGCACGGTGCAGGGCTAGTGATGAGCGAGAGGAGGTCAACTCATCGAGGAGGAACGCTACTTGTTTAGCTCGTTCTGCCGACGAACGCCAGAGGTATTATCAGCGGGCTTGGTGTCGGTCTTGCGAGCGGCCTGCGTATCGGGCTTCGGCTCGGCAGCATGCGCGTCGGCATTCTTCTGAGCGTCTTCGAAATAGGCCTGCATGTCCTTGTCGCCATCTTCGGCTGCCCGTGCGCGGCTTGCCTGATTGCCGACTTCGATAGCATTCGGCATGTCCAGTGGGCTAACAAGGCCCTGATCCTTCTTGTAGGCTTCGATGATCTTGGACTTGAGAACGGGGGAAATGTTCTCAGGAATGTTGGATGGGTTGTCTTCGCTCCAGCCGAGTTCCTGGAGATCTTTCTTTTCACTTGCAGACAGAGTGGTCGAGGTCTTGGCCATGATAAGCCTCCTATGAAATGTCAGAGGAACGTATATGCTAGAGGCAAAGGTTGCAATCAGGTTGGACTAATTCCTGAGACCTTGGCCCAACGCTTTCCCGATCGAATAAGGTCTATCATCTGCCGGGTCACGCCAAATGCCCTTGATATTTCCGCATTGTCCAGAATGGGCAAAAGGCACACTATGTCGTGCACGTCGGATTCGTTCAGGTGCTTAGAACTATATGATGCGAAATCGTCTAAAGGCCTGCCCGCAATCCAATTGGCATACGCTTTATTCCAGTCCCACCCTCGTTCTGCCACCAGACGAGGAAGAGAAATACGCTCTCCAGCCCATTCCACATATATGGTGTTTGTTTTATTCCACGCCTGCTCTTTATCTGTCGCCCAAACGCAGTTTTCTGGACCGTAATTTCCATTAACGTCTATACGCTCTATGGAATGATCCATGGTTGGACGCTCGCCCATATCTTCATGGAAAGCCCGAAATGATTTGTTCCATTCGGTGCAGACAGAGATTCCCCTGCCGCCATACTGCTCGTACGCGGGCAAATTGGGGTTTCTGCACCGATGCCTCATCGCCACCCATGTAGTGTATGAGTTGGTCCACATCCCGAAAGCCCAAATCTTGCCATCATCTCTTTTCGTCCCGAACTTGATTGGACTCTTGACCCCTTTCGGCATCACCTCTTCCCTCGCTTCAATGGCGGCGCCTTGACGTATGTATAGCCATCGTCTGGGGGCGCATCGTGTTCAACAGGTCGTTCCGGCTCTCCTGCCATCATGCGATCTAGAAGCTGGCCCACAAGTCCAAGGGCGTCAACCTGATCGTCATGCACGCCCACCGGGAAACTCATCATCTCACTAATCAGGTCTGATTTCCACTCTGCGCTGAGAGGATGTGCAGTCCTGTGTTGGCAATGCGGCCTCGGAAGGACTGAGCACGAATAGCCTTGTCGCCTCGTGTCGGAAACTGCTCACGAGCCACGTAGGCGCCCTTTTCAAGCATGGAGCGCACAAGGAACGGGCCAACACCAGACTTGATCTGTCCGGTCTCCTCTGCCCACCCTATGGGTTTCCACTTCCTAACGAGATCGCAGAAGGCTTCAACCCATTTATCGGAGCTGGCTTGGGCTCGCCATAGATCAAGAAGGTATAGCCTTGACTGTGGGTCCACCCCAACGACCGCGTGGACCGTATAATCTCCACCATTTTGGGTGACGGCATAGTCACTTCCTCCGTATATTCGAAGAGTCCCGAGGGGTGGAAGGTGATCGACTTCATGTATCCATTCCTTCCTGAAATAGTCGCCCGTTTCTGGGCTTGGGCGCTGTTGATAGAGGGCTGACCAGTCGCGCGGCGGCAATGCCCTCTTGATACGCTCCAAAGCCTCTACATCGTACTGCTCAGGCCACAGGGCCTCGCCATCGTCATTGATGGCAGGGAGGTCCAGGATAACCCAGCCTTCATGCTTGTGCGTGTCCTGTAGCCAGCCTGCAAGATCATCCTCATGCCAGCGGGTCTGGATAACCACAATCCTGCCACCGGGCATCAAACGAGTGTAGGCTGTGGAGGTGTACCAATCCTTGGTCTTCTTGCGGATTATCTCTGATTCGGCTTCTTCACGGTTCTTGACCGGATCATCGATAAGGAGAAGGTGAGCGCCACGGCCAGTAAGAGGACCGCCAACACCCACAGCGAAATAGGCGCCGTCCTGCCGTGTGCTGAAAGCGTCGTCAGGCTCACTAACATGGAACCGCTTGCTGCTAGTAGAATCCGACTTGAGAACAACGCCAGGGAATATGTTAGCGTAGGACTCGTCTGCGATGAGGTTTCTGACTTTGCGCCCGAAGTCATCAGCAAGCTCCTGCGCATATGTGGCAGCGACCACGTAATGATCTGGGTTGCGGCCTAGATACCATGATGGGAAGTACTCAGACGCCAGCATGGACTTGCCGTGGCGCGGCGGCATGGTGATCATCAGGCGCGTTATCTCGCCTCGCTCCACCATCTCCAGATGTTCGGCAATAAGCCTGTGGTGCTCTGCTGGGCGGTATCCCGGCCACTGATACATGGAGTAGTCAACAAGCGAGCGCCGCGCCTTTCTTCGACGCAGCAGCTCACTAGCAGCTTGTTGAGGGGTTGGTGTCATTCTTCTGAGGGCGCATTCCATCCGGGGATGACACGTGCAGGCCCACCAGAGGCAACAAGAAGCTGGACCTCCTCAATGCCGCTACCCCACTCGCGTTCAGCGGCGCAGATGTCTAGGCACCTAGCACGCTCCTCAGTTAATCGTTCGCTCATCATCATTCCTAACCTGATGGGATGCCGCGATATTCTCCAGTTCCTCATCCGTCATCTTGTCAGGACGTGTAGAGATGGAGCCTGAGTGTTCTACTGCCTGCATGGGCTTGCCGTCCAAACGGTCCAGGAACACGTTGATAGCCTGCAAATCCCCTTGTTCTGCTTGGGAAATGAGCTGTCGAGCGATGTTGCGCAACTGAGGCATGTCCTTGCCTGCTGCCTTGAGTTCCATCAATAAGGCGCTGAGGAAGTACCGCTCACGCCTGCCGCTGTTCGAATTGCCTGCCATTTCTATATCACTTAAGCCTTTGGTTTAGTTTTGGGTTTTCCGTTTTCTTAGGTGGCTGTACACCCACAGCATACCACGTCTTACCTGTCTTTGGGTCAGTGACGCTAGGCGGTAGTTTAAACCTCTCCATTTCACTTCTCTTCCTTCTGGGCGGGGGTGGGGATTTCTTCGAGCCACGCCACAATGCCGTCCAGCTCTCGTTCCAGCATGACCGCCTGGCATGAAGCGCAGCCGAACGAATGATCGGCCTTGCATCCGTCGCTGATCCATTCGGCGTTAAGGTGCGCCTTGATCGTCTCGACAGCGCGGCGCACTTCGTCGTGAGGCGGCGATTCCTGAGGCTTGTAGTTCGATCCGAAGCACTGAAGGTCCGCTGTCATGGCTTCTCTCCCTTCTGGGGTTGGGAGGGCGGGAACTTCTGCAAAAGCGCCGTCACAGCGCTGAATGTGTCCTCGAATTTCTTCATCGGCGGCCCAAGCTCAGATTTTGGTGGCATCGCGTACTTCGATCCGTAGGACCAGCCTGACATTTTCCTGCCCATTATCTCTCTCCCTTCTGGGAATGCTGGCGGATGGCTTGGGAAATCATGGCATGCCAGAGGTTTATTACAGCCGCTCGCTCATCTTCATTTCCAAGATCAACGCCAAGACCAGCGGAAATCATGCCATCGGTAGGGTCTTTCAACTCCTCGAAAGCATCTTCACGGGTCTTGAGGATGGCGTCCATGATAGCCTCGCGAAGTTCGAACGAGTGATGGCCGTCCCCGTATTTCCGATCGATTGCCAGTGCAGTCGCTTCCGGTCTATCTGACATCATCTGTTCTCTTGGTGGGGTTAGGGGCGAGAAAGGGGGATTGTCGCAAGCAGGGCTAATGCAAACCCGGCCACTCCCCAATGAATGCCGACATAGCCGAGGAGGCAGGCAACGCTCAGCACAATGGAAGGAATTGCAAACACCAAACTCATCACTTGAGACTTGCTCATCTATTCCACCTTCTCGCTGTGTGGGTTGGGAGGGGGAGGAAGGGGCATCCAGTAGGTCACTGGAACTTCGCTGAGATCCCAATAAACCAACCATGCTTGGCGGAAGTCATCAAACTTGACGGACTGCATATATCCACCTGTGTGCGCCATACTCGGCCACCAGCCCAAAACCACGCTCCCATCCTTCGGTGCCGTGCTGATATCCTTCCACTCGCTCATTTCTCTGCCTTCCTCTGTGCGTCGTAAGATTTATAGGCCGTATTAATCACCTTGATGATTGGCTTTTGAGGGGTGCAGGTGGCGTGCATTGGTTCCCAATTCCAGCTCATTCCGACACCACAGCACTGTGGTAAGAAACCTCTCTTGGGTCGCGCGAATCCGCCTGATAATAGCTCAGGTACACACTGGAAACCTCAATGCCCTTCTTGGCCTTTACGTAAGCCTTGATTGCATCTTTGATCTCACTCTCGGAAAGCGTGTATTTCGCCTTCATTCTCCACCACTCCTCAGCTTCTGCTCAACCTCTCTCACGATCTCTGAGGCTTTCTCTTGTATTTGTTCGTTGGATAGATCTTTTAGGCTGGGGAGGGAGAGCGCGTTCGTTGCCTTCCGCTTATTCCCCAAGCCCTGGAATGTGAGGCTGATGCTGTCCAGCGTTTCATCCTGATCGTGCAGGATAACGCCCTTCTGTGAGAGCGCCTTTGTGGCAGCGTCTATGACCTGCTGGCTTTGATCGTTATCTATGCCGATGATCTCAGTCATGCCGCAGCCCTCTCGCTAAATGGCTCAAGTCTCGCGCGACATTTCCCGCTTGGCTCATACTCGATATACCAAACCTGCCACTTGCTACCGTAAGCAGTGATAACCTTGCCTATTTTCGGGGGCGACTTACGGTCTAATATGCAAACCGTCCTGCCATTTCGTTCACACACATACTCATGGCTCATTCCTCATCTCCTTTTGGCTTTGGACGGGAAGGGGTGGGAAACATGGTTCCCAGCGTCTTCTCTACGTCGCGTCCTAGGATGCGCATGATGTACCCATTCATGCTGGAGAACTCACGAGCAGCAGCAGCGCGGACCAGATCCCTAGAGCCCTGCGGCATCCTCAAAACAAACTTCTCTTCTTCCATCTCGCACTCCTTGTTTCTCCAACTTAGACCGCATCATAGCGCATTGCAACCCCTATAATGGAGTTGACAGTGATATCACGGCGTGTAACTCTAGCCCCTATCGGAACTAACCGAGTGAATGAGAGGAAGAGAGATGATCAATGATTGGACGCCAGGGACGCGGCAATGGAAGGCAGCGGAATACCTCCGCGCTAATGGCGACAAGAAGTTATCTGAACTTCGCAGGGACGCCGCTGATTTGCTGAGAGACGATGGATGGTGCGAACAAGCCGAGTTCGTACAGGCCATGGAAGCCCTGATGGAGCACAAAATGGGCATCATCAAAAATGGCTAAATCCCATACCGAATCCGAATGGCTGGGCGTAGAGCCCTTCTATTCCCCAGCAATCCGCGAAGAGTATGATCCCTTCGATTGGGATGCCTACGAGAAGCGCCAGCGTGAGGAAGAGGCGGCGTTATGGCTGGAGAGGGCGCAACACACCATCTTCCCTCATCTGCATTGCTCGGTCTGCGGAGCGCTCACAATCCATACCCTGATGACCAGGGACGACAATCCAACCCTTGAACAAGATATAGCACGTGCGAGTGCTACGGTAAAATGTGGGAGACACGAATGAGCGACGAGGAACGAATTGCATACTGGAAGGACTGTTATGATCGGATGGCCGCTAGGAACACAGAAATAGCAGGGCTGGCTAACGATCTGATGCAGGCGCTTCAGCACCTCACTACGGAGGCCCAGAAACAAGAAACTGCTTTACGACTGGGCGGGTCGCTGGAGCCATTTGACTTGCAAGGGGCAATCGTGGCGGCAAAGGCGGCAATTGCAAAAGCATGGGGGAAGTCATGAGCCACCTCCTTCTCCCCTTCTATCGATGGCTTGCGATGCATCCAATCCGCTTCTGCATCTACTGGATGCTGGCAGTAGCTCCCTTTGTGTTTATCTTTGGAGGTCCGTGATGGCTTATGAATGGGCAAAGCCTGGGGTAAAATGCTGCTGTGTGGATGAGGCTTGGTGGTCTCATGATCCTAACGTTCACAACCATTCCCATCCACAACTCAAAGACATATGCCTAATTTCCAACGTCTATGAGGACGGCAAATTTCTGGAATTGGTAGGCTATGAGGAGTTCCTATACGAAACTACGAGTTTCAGACCTCTGATAACTCAAAACGATGATGTTGAAATGTTCTTACGCCTCGCTAGCCCATCCCCATTGGAACGCCTAGACCGTCTTGCGGAAGAATTGGACAGCCTGTATAACGATTGAGCCGGGGTGGTGTCGATCCGAAGCGTACCTCCTCCGCTGATTATCGCTGCAAGGTGTCCCGCTCATCTCCGCCTTGTGTGCCTATCCCGGCCTCCTCCTATCGACCGACTTGGCCTCATCCCGTAAAAAGGATGGGGCCTTTTTTGGGGTGAATGATGAGCTACGCCAAATACCGGAACGTCAAGGTCAGCGTCGATGGCATTACCTTCCACTCAAAGAAGGAGGCCAACCGATACGCCGAGCTTAAACTGCTGCTGAGGGCTGGGGAGATAACCGACCTGGAGCTTCAGAAGCGCTATCCGATGATGGTGAATGGCGTGAAGGTCTGCGAATACTGGTCAGATTTCGCTTATAAGGACCGTGGAGGGCAGGAAGTGACGGAAGACACTAAATCCCCCGTCACAAGGAAAGAGCCGACCTACAGGCTTAAAAACAAGCTTTTTAGAGCTTGCTATGGTCGGGAGATTCGGGAGGTCTAGCCCACTGCTCAGCCATGGCATCGGCTATGCCCTGATATGTGCGGCTGCGTTCCTTCCACCTATCAGGGCCAGGCGACATGTAGTGAACGCGGTTACGCTCCGACTTAGGCAGGCTTTCCATATGCATGCGAACATGCTCTGCATCCTCGTTCGGAACCAGCTTCGGAAGACCCTTGAGCCACAGACACGTGGATTTAGTCTCTGGATGACCGAACATCCAAGGTTGGATGATCTGATCTGGCTTGCGTATCTTGCTGCTGATGACACTGATGGGGTTTTCAATAGCAATGCGCTCACACGGCGCGTCCATCAAAGACTGAACAAAATCAAGCGCCGCCTGCTGTCGGCCATCCGCTATCTTGGCAGGGAAGTGCCGTGCGCCGCTAACAGCAAGATCAGTGCAAGGAGGATGACAGATGAGTAGATCATACTGTCCACGAATATGGTCAAGCGCATCGCCAACCAAGTGATAAGGGCTTTCATCCTCGCTCTCCAGAATGTCGCAGCTCCAGGCATCATGTCCGCGCTTGCGGAAGGCCTCACGCACACGCCCGCTATATTCACAAGCCACTAGCACCCTCATTCTAAAGCCCTTCTTTCTTTAGCTGCTCTATGGCTTCTGGGGTGAGACAGCCGCGTTGGCGTAGAATTTCGATAACGACCATTGCGTCTCTCATGACTATGGCCTCCATCTCTGAATCTGGAATGTAGTCCCCCATCACCGTGTCTTTGATGTGATCGAGTAGCGATTCATCCCCCTCTACGCCTTCCATGTTAGTCAGATCCATTCTTAGTTTCCTCTGTTATTTGGATTGGGATGGGGAGTGCAGATTCAGCTTCTTAGCAAACTCTAAGGCAGACTCTGCCAAGGCATCATCGCCTTCCTCTACGTTCTTGCGTGCTAATGACAAAAGCAGCCTGAGCAACCTCCATTCGTTGTTCATCGCCTCTTGAACATCGTTGGGCAGCGTGTCCCAAACCCAATCATGCTTCGCTAAGGCGTCGGTAGTGTTCATCTCTCTACTCCTCTTGTTTGATGGGATTTGGCTGGTGGACTCACAGAACGCTGGAATAATACTCATCCCAACGCTCCTGCCAGTAAGCCCGATAATCTTCTGCGCATCCATCGCAAAGTTCTCCCGCTCGGTTTGGATCTTCCCCTTTTCCATCCCAGTCGTAAGAAGTCATGGACGGCCTTTCTTTGACATCCTCTGATTCCTTACCGCAATGTTCACACTTGGCTTTATCACTCATCTCATTTCTCCATCTGGCTGGGTTTAGTCTTCCGAGGCGCGGAGCTTGTCGGCTAGGTACTTGCTCACCTTCACGCCGCTTTCGTTAATGAATTGGCTTTCAAAACGCTGGTCGGTCTTGTGCAGCCATTCCTGAGCCAGTTGCCGCTCTTCTGGAGTCCGCTCAGTCTGTTTCTTCCTCAGGGCCTCCAGCGCCTCCTTGACGAATGCCTTGGCCTCTGGAGACCGCTTCTTCTGCCATTCCTCGTCCAACTCCTGTTCCTTGAATTGGCTGAGGAGAAGGCTACGACGCTGGTTTTGGTCCGAGCGATAATTCAGGTTTGACCTGAGCTGCTTGGCAAACTGTGCAGCGGTGGGAGCGAATGCCGGGTTGTGGTTCTCGACCGTTCCCGACATGAACTGACGAACCGCCAGATCCACATCATCATTCGAATATCCCTGGCATTCCTCGTAATAGACCCTCAGCGCCTCGTCAGGATCGGCGTTAGCGGTTGGGAGCGGCAAGGTAAGGAACAGTTTGTTCAAGGAGCTGACCAGACGCTCTGGATTGAGAATTGGCATTTTCGGTTTCTCTGATCTGGGCTAAAAGCCTGGTGGAGGCTTCGGAAATGTTTCTGGGCTTTTGATGGGAAGGGTTGTTGGGAGAGCCCCTCGGCAATCGTTCCACAGCCGACCTGATCCAGTTTCGCCACGTCGCTGGCCAGTCGAGCTTCGCCGCATCCTTCCCGGCCTTGGCTGACCAGTAGTCCCGGAACTTGGCGGATTCGTTTTGGGCTTGGGATGCGGATAGCCCCATTTCCTCAGCCAAACCGAGATCCGGCTGGAAATCGACCGGAAGGCGCGAAGCGCGACGAAGGGGTTGGGGGGATATAGGGGGGTTAATTTCTTGGGGTTTGGGGGGTTCTTTATCAGGGGGGGGGAGGGGGGAAGGGGAAACAACGTCACTGTTACGTAACGTTACGTCACTTGTTACGCTTTCCTGTGCTTTTCTCTCCCGATAACGGGCCTGACGCTCTGCACCAGATGAGCGCGACATTGAGGCCTTAACCGCCGCGACGATCTGCTCTGCTGTGCATCCAGACGCAAGCATTGCATCGAGTACTTCCGGTTTAATCAACGGACAGCCCCTTGCAACGGAATACAGGTATGGGTATTGTGTATGTGCATTGGCGAAGCTCCATTCGCTGATGGGAGGCGGGATCTCGACAATCGCCGTCTCAAGTGGCTTCCATCCTAAGCTCATTCTGTATCTCATGCAAGGCCCGGTTGCTCCCCAGCTTCCGGGCCACTTCATTTCCTAATCCTTATCATGGAACTGTAAGAGCATAGCTTGTGTCGTCATTCTTTCCATCCATAAGATTGGCTGTGACCTGGGAATAGACCGTCGTCCATCGGCATCGCGTGCCCTCCGTTCAGGAAATCCTCTGCAACCGACTTCGGTACAGGAGCGCCGGTTTTGTGGAGGGTGTAAAGCGCCTTGCCGAGATGATTCGCTCTTGTCTTCAAAAGCCGCTCGCCGCCATACTGAAGTGCATATTGAAGATCCTTGCTTGTGACTGACCTGCTCATTTGAAATCCTTTGCCACAATTTTAGAGTCCCACTTGTGAGGATGATCCAGCTTATTGGCCCGCGCGTACCCCACACAGAGATTGTTGACGTGCGCGATGGATAGTCCGAACGCCTCCGAAACCTCTCTGTACGACGCTCCACGACTTGCCATCTCGTACATCCTCTTATTCCGATCCTTACTCACGCCTTTGGGCTCGCGAGTGGTTAGGGGAAGGTTGTAAAGCTCTGCATGCTTGGCTGCGGCTGATATTGCCGAGGTGTGGTCCATGTATCCGATCCGCCGCGCAATGGCCGGGTAGCTCATCCCCAGCTCCATAACCATGCGGTAGCAGGCTTCCTGACGTGCCCGTGCGAACTTCCGCCAGCGGGCGTCTGAGAGCATGTCACGGACGGATATGTCATGCTTGGCAGCGCATTCATGGATGATGACCTTCCAGCGCTCCTTGTATATCTGACTGATAGGCTCAGGCTCTGATGGCTTCACATGCTCGTAGATGTCAACGATATCGCGCTTGCGAGGGATGGGCTTGATCACGGGGGTAGGCGCTGGCGCAATCCCCAGCCTTGCCCTGCGTGCCAGATATTCCTCATGATCTGTATTGCGCAGCATCACTCAGCCTCCGGTGGCATATCGAAGGGAACAGCAGCAGCTAGAGCGCTAACTGAGAACCGCCGCGACTTGATGCGCTCAAGGTCGGAATCTTCCTGCTCTCGAATGCCGCGAAGGATGCAATAGTACACCTCGGAGCGGATTGAGCGCTTGTGTGCCGTCGCCAGATTAGCCAGCTTCTCATGGTCCTCGGGCTCAAGCCAGAGCTTCACCTCTTTGCGATTATCGTCTTTGGGCATGTTGCCTCCTATAGTGGAATGACCGTCAGTATGGACGCCAGATAAATAGTCGTCAAGTGGGTTGACTAGACGTTTTTGACATGCATAATCGATGTTGCTGAGGACGGCGGTGGTCACAACCAGCACTACTGAGGTAGTGGCCTGTGGCGATACCGAAAGTCTGAAGTTGGTCGCGGATGGGAATGCCCGTCGTAAGCCGATAGCCAAGGATTGGGGTTCGTACCCGGTCGCCAGCGATGTAGGTCTCGTCCTCAGCACCTAAAGGAGAGAAGAGATGGGAATGATGGATAAAATGGGTTTCGAAGGGAACCCTCAGAAGTGGGTTGGAAAAACCATCGAGGTCGCAGAAGTGATGCGCACTGGGTGGGGTTCGACCAGTGACTATTGCGTGATGATCAGATTCACAGACGGTTCGCGCGGATGGACCATTGGCAGAAACTCCAACAACCTAGCGATTGGGCCAAACGTCGATGACTTGGAGAAAAGTGAGGTCATCACGGCAGATGAATATGGGTCTTTGCTCGCACAGCGTAAGCGGGAAAAGGATGCCCGCGCCGAAGATGAAAAGCGGCGCGAATTGCAGCAGCTTGAATCTTTGCAGAAGAAGTACGGGAAATGACACCCAATCCATGGACGTTAAACCGCAGGTTGGTGAATGCAAGAGGTGAGTTCGTGCACTTCATTGACCTGACGCAGACCACGACTGATCCCAACAAGGCGCTGATGGCTAACCAAGAGCAGATCGATAACTGCCTGAAGCGCTATCCAGAGCTAAGAGCCTTCCGCGTCGAGGAAGTCGTGAAATCGAGAGAGCAGGTGCTGAGATGACTGACAAAGTGAAGTTGCGGGATCGGCTCGCAACAGCGGCGATGAGCGCCATTATCGCTAAAATACCGCTGAGGGGTACCAACTTCCCGTTTGACGTGGGGCAGATAGATATTTCCGATGAGCAGACCTACACTATCATGAGAAGTGTGGCGAAAGCTGCTTACGGCTACGCAGACTGCATGTTGGAAGCGCGGGAAGAATGACGATTGAAACCCGCAATGCCAAGAGAGAACAAGCCCTCACCTCCCTAGCCCTAATAGGAGAATACGCAATCAAGATGCGAGAGGCTGAAGAGATGGATGAACGCGCCATATGGTCCGCAAGGATGGATCGGGAAACAGCCAGAGTGCAGCAGATAGCGAGGGAGATCGGATATGAGTAACACCCGCCTTTGGGACTCCCTCGGCAGGACCGATCCGTCGCACACAAAGGGCTTTAAGCGAGCAGGCGGCTTTGAAGGCACCGCTATCAAGCCGATGTGGTCATTCAAGCGTATGACTGAGCAGTTCGGACCTGTAGGCTTGGGCTGGGGTGTTAATGAGCCATCATTCCAAGTCGTGCCCGGAGATAACCGAGAGGTCTTGGTATATTGCACCGTTTCCGTCTGGTATCGTGAGGCCGAGGCGGAAGGTTCTCAAAACGTGTTTGGCGTTGGCGGCGATAAGGTCGTGACTTACATCAAGCCCAACGAGAAATACAACCGGCCCGAACGCTGGGAGAACGACGATGAGGCGTTCAAGAAGGCTTATACGGACGCAATCGGCAATGCTCTGAAGCTGATCGGTGTCGGCGCTGACGTGCATATGGGCCTGTTCGATGACAGCAAGTACGTCAATGAGATGCGCCAGGAGTTCGCGGAGGACAAGGCAGAACCCGTTGCCGACATTCCCCAGCCCCCTAAGCGTTTCAGCAAGAACGAATCCCGCCAGACCTACGCCGATCTCCAAAAGGTGCTGGATGAAGCGGAGTCCCTAGACGCCCTCAAGAGCCGCTGGGAAAACGTCATGCCGATCATCAAAACCCTTCCCGTCGATTGGGAGAAGGAATTGGCCGTGCGCAAGGACACATGCAAGGCGGCGCTGATGAAGAGTGCGCAGGGTCTAAACCAGATCAAGGCTCCAGACTTCTCGGCGCTCACCCCAAACGACCTAGACCCCATCGAAGAACTGATTGGAACAAACAATGGCTAACGAACGAATGGACGCGCTTTGTGTGCGTGAGGACAAGAATGGGAAGAGCTGGTTCACGAAGCTGGGGAGCGCCTTCCCTACGCGTGACGGGCTTGGGTTCACGGTGCTGTTGGATGCCGTTCCTGCCCCCACGGAGGGCCAATATAAGATCATCCTGACCGTTCCTAAGCCCAAGGATGCTACGGCACAGAACCGTAGTGGAGGGCATCCACGTGACGCGAGCTACGCACCAGCGGATGACAGCGACCTGCCCTTCTGATGGACAAGCAAAAGTACTTCCTCAGAAGCAAGGAAATAAAGGAGAGGGCGGCTAAGGCCGTCCTTTCTGCGCCTGATGGGTATGTAGTGGAGATAAAGCCGGCCACGCGCTCTCTAGAGCAGAATGCAAGGCTCTGGGCGCATCTTGGCGAGGTCTCTGAGCAGGTGGAGTGGTACGGGCAGAAACTCAGCCCAGAGGACTGGAAAACGATGTTTACGGCCTCGCTGAAGAAGTCCCGCGTCGTGCCCTCTCTCGATCCTGGTGGATTCGTCGTGATGGGGCTTCAAACATCCAAGATGACCAAGGCAGAGATGAGCGCCTTGATGGAACTGATCGAAGCATTTGGAGCGGAGCATGATGTCGTTTTCAGTGATCCCACCTATTCGCAGTACGAAGCTGCGCAATCACGCTAGAGGCCAGCCGTGTACCTTGCGGTTTGAAGGATGCGATGGAGGCGGGGAAACGACTGTGCTGGCTCATTTACGGGACCGGCACAAGGGCTTTGGACAGAAGGCTAGTGATCTGTCTGGGTGCTACGCCTGTTTCTCTTGCCATCAGAGGCTAGATACCGAGTTCCACGGCCTATCCCCAGCAGACTTCTATTTCCACCAGCTCAGAGCCCTTCAGGAGACGCTGGAGATACTTGTAGCGGATAAGGTGATCATTGTCCCGCAGGATGTAGAAACGCCGCTCATGGATCGCCCTGTGAAAGCGCGGAAGACAAAGGCGCAGAGGAAGAAGATCCAAAGCCGTCCGTTTGGTGGTTGACAGCGGCGACGTGTAGTGTAAGTTGTCGTCATGATAATCACATGCGCATATTGTGGGATTGAGACCGATAAGCGCGAGGCAGATGTTAACCGCGCTAGTAAATCGGGCCTCAAGATTTATTGCAGTCGAGAATGTTCTGGGCTTGGCCGCAGGAAAACCGATATTAGAACTGCTGAGCAAAAAAAGGCAGAGAAAGCCGCGTATGATGCGGACTATAGGGCCAAAAACCGAGATATGCTCAAGGCCAAGAAGGCTGCATATTACGCAGAAAACCACGACAGGGAGAAGGAGAGAGAATATCGGCAGAAGCGAATGCCAAAGCATGTTGAGTACTGCCGACGACCTGAATATCGCGCCCAAAAGAAGGTTTATGACCGTCGATACCGCGCAGAAAAGTTCTACGGAGAATTGGCTGAAGCATTCGTGTTGACGCTGGAAATCCGAGATGCCGCCCTAGAGAAAGCCGGAGGTGATTACGAGCTTCGGATGATGAAGGGGACAATGAGTAAATCACAGAAAAGGAAACGAGATTATGAGCGACTTAACCGCAAAGAACCTGAAGTCGGCGCTTTGGGAGACCTTGAACGCAGTGAAAGACGGTAAAATGGAGCCGGGACAGGCCGATAGCATCGCTTCATCCGCGCGTGAAATCCTGCGGACAACCAATATCCAACTTCGCATCTCGCAGCAGGCGAAGCGCCCTGTCCATGCCGATATCATTTCATTCTCGGAAACCTGAGAATGCGTGCAATTCGCGTATCGTCGCGCATTACTCCAGAGCTTAAGGCGGCTCTGGAGAAGCGAGCAGAGCTAGTGGCGCGGAGCGAAAGCCAAGTCATTGAACTTGCCCTTCAAAGCTATTTATCCAAACGAGAGGAAAAGAAATGAGCAATCAATACACCGGGCGAGCAGTGCGCCAGCAGAAGTCAGAAACCAACGAAGAGTTGCGCAAGGTCGTAACAGCCAAGCAGGAAGTCACCAGCCACAGCCAGCAGGACAAGATGTGGTACAACCAGCGGGACACGGAGGCCTATCACCGCATCGTTGAGATCGAGGGCTCTCC